CGTGCAGGTCGTCTCCATCGCCCTTGGTGGACATGCCCAGATCCCGGGCTGCGGCGTAGATCCTGGATATCTGGCTAGTTGATATCATCGTCATCCATATCACCTCCGATCAGGATCGCCATGATCAGGGTGCCGATGATGCCGCCCAGGATCAGGCCAATCAGGAATAGTGCCATTCTGCATCCCTCCTTACTTCGTGCCCTGCTTGTAAAATGCGCAGGGCCGGAAGATATGGATATCCAAGCTATTGTCTGTGATGTGCTGCACTGCCGCCTGCTCCGCCAAAAAATTCAGGTAGACGACTGCACCGCCCTCTCGCTGGGCGGCAAGATACCTGCCAGTGATCCGGTTCTTGATGCGCCATACCCGGTAGGTCATGTTTTTCCAGCCCTCCTGTTCTTGAAAAGTCTACACGGTTTGTCAAAGGCATCCTGCGTTGTTATGTCGTTTGGAATAGCGTGGCAGTAACCGATATGCGCACACCCGATGCTTTTGTCGTACTTCCAAAAATTACATTCATAACAATAGTGGTAAAAGTGACCGTTTTTCGGTTTATTAAATTTCATCCTTCACCTCCAGCCGCTCCGGGTTGTCGTGAATGTTGCCTATAACTTCGATATATGCGCCTTCCTCTTCCATTTCAACCCAAAGCAAAATATCCAAATTTGCTGCGTCCCCTGCAATAAAATTCAATTGATACCCCCAGTTATATTCACCGTTGGGGTTGCCAAATTTGACAAATGCAGTGAATTCCGCGTTGATTATTTCGGCATTGCATTTAACAACATCGTTTTCAAAAATTTTATTTCCGTTCGTGTCGGTCAACCCTGTGTACTGCCCGACTGTTTCCGGATCAACCTTGCATCCGTATACATCAAATGACAATCCTTCCTGCTCATCGTAGCTGTATTCATTTCCGTGCGGAATGATGAATGTGTCCTCTTTGCCGTTGAACAGCATGCCTTCGATCCACTCTCCGTTGTCAGTTCGTTTGCCCCTGAACAAAATTTCACGCATTTTCAAAGCCTCCCTTCATTTTTTTGCCCGGTGCCAGTGCCCCGGCACAGCATCCGTATTCCTCATCGTTGCCCGCCAGCACCCTTTGACCAACGCTGCAGCTGGCGATCATAACGCAGTCAGGGCAGGCGATCCAGCGCCTGCCGTATGCGTCTATGTAGCTTGCTGCATGTTTGTTGCGTCCGAGGTGCGTGTACTTCTTCGCAGCCATGGCTAGAACCGGTTCATCAAGGACTTGTAATCGTCCAGGTTGTAGCTGTGTGAACCCTCCGGCTGCTGGGGCAGCGTGACCTCATCCTCCCACCGGCGATCATTCAGGTACGATGCCGGGTAGGGGATATACAGTCCATCCTGCTTCTTCCAACGTTCTGTCCGCTGTTTGCACCGAATGTCTGCCAGGATGATATCCAGCAGTTCCCGGGTCATATGCAGCCTAGCAAACGCCCGGATCGCTTTGGGCTTAGCCACCTTCTTGGGGTACGCCGCCCAGAATTCGTCAAAGAGCGGATCCCCGGTAGGGGTTGGTGTTCGCATGTTCTCCCTCCTCATATGGTGTGATGCTCTCGCAATTCTGTTCCAGGTGTCGCCGCAGGGCGGTGAAGGATGTCCAGTAGGGGGAATAGCTGTAGTAGGTGGCCTGTGCCGTGATCTCCTCCCGGATCGACTTCTTCTCACGCTTCAACCGCTCCCGATCCTTCTGGGTCAGCAGGCTGCGCTTTCTTTGCTGGAAAAACTTCCTGCGGATCTCGCAATCCTCCCGCAGCCAGTGGTAATCGATCTTGCCGTCTACATACACCGCGATCACCAGCTGCATCTTATCCCGCTGCATGCTCAGACTCAGAACATGACCGTCCGCCCGGATCTTTGCAATCGTGTAGGGGTAGTTCAGGATCTTCTGCTCTACCGCTGCCCATTGTTCCTTTGTCATGCGCCACCTCAGCTGATGGTCAGCTTTTTGCTGGTGCTGGTGGTCAGGTAGTCCTCATACAACGCCTTATGCTGCTGGCTGAACCGCTTGCTGTCGAACCGGGAGGTGGTAACGTCCCTGTACCGCACGGTAAATACATCCACCGTCAGCTCCTCCAGCCCGAACTGGGTCATAGTGTCCTTGATCCGTGCCTTGGCGGCGTCCTGTGCCTCCTTGACCGCCCGGATATCCTGCTCCAGCGACTTGACCGCCAGGATGTCCTCCAGAACTGCGTCCATATTGATTTTGTCCATTTCATGATCCTCCTCATTTTTTATCGTGGCTCTGCGTTCTTGCGGGCTTGCCACCGCCTTTGGCCGCATTACCGATGCGGGGGTTAACCCCGCTCGTAGGCTCGGACGTAGCCTCGCAGCTCTGCCAGCTCCGCCTTTGCCTCCTCCTTTCTTGCCTCATAGACTTCAATTAGCCGCAGCTTGTCGTCAATGGCATCCTGGATGCAGCGCAGTACGGATCCGGGTACCCGTTCCTCCGGCGCTTCCGGGGCGGGAGCAGGCGGGACTTCCTGCTCTTCCTTTGCCTTGTCCAGCACATTCTTAACAGTGACAGCCGACACTCCCAGTTCCCTGCCAATGTGGGACAGGGTGCAGCCCTGTGCCCGCAGCTCCTTTGCTCTTGCGATTTTTTCCTCAGTCATCTTCCTTGTTCTCCTTTCGTGCACCTGTTCGGTGCTGTATCCTTTGGATTTGATGGATGCGATGGCATCCATCAGCTCCCCGATTGCAATTTGCAGATCGTGCCGGATCTGCGATTCCGTTTGACCGCTGCGCAGCTTGTCCAGGATCCGCCGTTCTCCTGGGGTCAGGGTCGTGGATTTGCCGCCGATATGTATCCAGTCAGCCATGCCGGACACCCCCGATCCAGCGATAGGACGCATGCTCACTGCCTTTCAGCTCCTCCGGGTATTCTGCATTGATCCCGTCATTGTAGCCGTCCTGGTAGGCACGCTCCAGCCGATCCGGCTCCACGTCATGCCGACAACTCCACCCGGCGCATGCCGCCAGCCCGATCAGGGGGAGCACCAGCAGCTCCCCGCCGAAGCCCCCGAACTGCCGCTGCAACAGCTGATCCGCAGCAGCCTCCAGCATAACGCAGGCTGTAAACCCGGCTAAAAACGCCGTTATGTACCGTTTAACCATGATTTATCCCTCCTTTAAATCAGGAAACCGCCCTTTTTTGCGGTCTCCACCAATCCCTCATAGGATGTGTCCTCGTTCCCATGGGCACTGGATACCAGGTTGACACAGCCCCGGATGCCCTGATCCGTTCTTGCAATCCGCAGCAGAAAATCAATTGCCATATCGTCCGTCCCCGGGCGATAGTTCGGGAACAGCTTGACGATATCGCTGTACTGGATCTTTGCCGACACAAATGTGGCGGTGTATTTGGTGCGGTTCTTCACCTGTGCCAGGGCAGATGCTCTGGATCCGAATTTGCCGGCGGTTTCCGCATTGCCCACCAGGCAAATGCCCACCGTCTGGCCCCGTGCCTCGAAGTAGTCGGAGAAGCTGCGGAGCATGTCCACGGTTTTCATGGATAAATTCTGGGATTCATCAATGATCAGGATCATGCCGTCTGACAGCTTTCCAACGATGGATCGCCACAGCCCGTCCATGGATTTCTCGTGGGGTGCTCCGATGGTGTCGGCGATCAGCCCCAACAATGATTTGGAGCGGGCGAAGCACTCGTTGACAGTGACCATGACGGCGTTCGTGGGGTGGTCCTTTACATACTTCTCTACGGCCTTGGTTTTTCCGATGCCGGCATCGCCGCAGATGATACTGATTCCGCCCCGTGCCTGGCACAGCCGCAGCACGTCGTAGGCGGCGGTGGAGATGTAGGTGTCCACATAGTCCACTGCCTTCCAGTTGCGGGCAGAATCATCCTTTACTGCGAAATAGGCGGCAATTTTCTCAAACTGCCGTGCCGGATTGGCGGCATAGGTGTGTGCCAGCAGTTGGGACAGTGCCCCGGCATTCACGCCCAGCAGCTCCGCCGCCTTGTTCTGGCCGCCAACCTTGTCCGCCAGCTCCCGGCATTTGACCAGCAGCGCCTCTTGTTCTTCGGTATACATACTCAACCCTTCCTTTCCTTTTCAGCGTTATCCGCCATACGTTTGATATCGATCACGGTAGCCATATCCTCTGCTCCAACTGCCAGCTCCGTTTGTTCCTCGTTGGCACGCACAGGGATGATACTGGATGGCTGCACGATCCTGTAATGCTCCAGCTTGTTCCGATGTGCCCGACGTACTGTCATATCCAGGGCAGCGATACGCTGTGCCGGATCTAGCTTTTTCAGATGGGCAGCGGCACCGTCCCGCATGTATCCGTTTACGCTGCGCAGGATCCGCATTGCGTCTCCCACAGCGTCCGGGTTTTCCTCCAGGTAATCCCGGTACAGGTAATCCGCCAGCCCCCAGGTGCAAAGGCATCGATCCTGTTCATCGTACAGCCGCACATACCGCAGATCCGCCGGATCGTACCGCACATACACGGACCTGCCGATCATCTTGAATGTTTCGGTCGGATCCATGTACCACAGATCCTCCCCGTGCAGCTTGATCCGGACGCCGTTTCGCTTGATCTTCTGCATTTGCGTGGAGCGGGCGAGCATCAGGTTCAGGTCGGCATCCGTAGCAGTGCGCATGCCCACTTCTGCGATGGACTGGTTCCAGACCTCGATCCGGCTCATGCCTTTGTACTTGGATTCCGATCCACCGTATTCTTCGCAGTTAAAAATGCCATCGATCCAGGCTTCCAAAGATTCACGCAGTACATAGTCCCGGGGGAGCAGGCCATTCTTAATGACGGTCTTCAGGGACTCCTTCCGTTCCGCCACGCTGCCGCCGTTAAACCCGGAAAAAACACGGGAAAACTGCTCTTTTAACGTCCGGAACGTTCGCTCGATGGGCTTAGCCCGGGCATTCCGCACGATTGCGTTCCGCATTTCGATGCCCAACCGGGCGAAGATCGGCGGCGGCTGGAACTCTGCCAGACTGTTTTTCCGGGCACGGTGCCCCAGGCCACCTACGTCTCGCGTCAGGAATTCCCGGCCGTTGTCCACATAGATCACCTTGGGGATACCGTGTTTCCGGATGCCATTCCGCAGTGCCAGAATGGTGGACTGGGACGATGGGGTGTCTGTGATGTTGTATCCCACCAGCACCCCGGACTTTGCGTCCAGGAATCCGGTCAGATACAGCCGGTGCTGCTTGTCCTGATCCGTGACCGACTGTACATCAATGGTATGGTTGTCCGCAATCCAGCAGTCGTTGGCGTTCAGACCGTCATACCACCGCACGATATAGGGTGCATACCGGTCATGACAGGCCTTCTGTCCTTCTCGTGCCATGCACTTGACGTAATCCTCCACATCCCGACTGGCGCGGTAGCGAAATGCCCGTTCAGACGGGATACTGTCCAGCAGCTCTGGCATGTAGTCGCGGCACCATTCCAGGGTGTTCAGATATGACTGGGATGCTGTGGGTTGGTTGTCATCCAGCCAGTAGTACAGGTACACGTTCCAGATCTCTGGCGGAATCCTGCTTTTGCCCTTATTCCAGCCGCCCCGGATCCCCAGAATGCCGTCATAGTCGTTCTGCTTGTAGGCGGCATATTTCCGATACAGGATATCCAGGCTGATCTCCAGCTCCGGATGCTCCAGCTTGCATTTTGCCACAAACAGCGGATCCGCCTCTGAACGTTTGCCATACGATGCCCGGGTATCCATCCAGTCCTTGATGATCTGGCACCACAGAGCGATCTTGTCACGCTCCTGGGCGCTGTACGCCTCCATGGGCTTCTGCTCCCGCTGCTTCTTCCGCTTTGCTGGAGGCTGCTTTTCTGCCTTTTCCGGCGGCAGCGGCATGCTTTCCCGCAGCTGCTTGCCGTACTTGTGCTGGGCTTGCTCCGACAGGGCGGATACGGGGATCAGGTATTTACTTGTGCCCCGGATACTTTTCTGCACGACGAATTCTATCTCGCCGCTTTTGCACTTGGTTCGCATGGTACGATCCGAGCATCCCTGCAGCTCCGCTGCCTCCTTGGTGGTGATATAGTCCATATTCTCACATCCTTCACGGCCTGCCATCTTCAGTGCGCAGCGGCCATCCTACGCAGACCGGGATTTCTCCCGGTTTCGGCTAATTTGAAGCGCCAGCAATGGGTCCCGGCAGCCGGAGTCGAACCGGCTTTAGCTGCGCGAAGGTGAACGCAGATGCGCCTGCACCGGGTCACGCCTGCCGCAGTTCTTCCAGTTCTCTGGCCAGCCGCTTGCCGGCTGCCGCCAGCAGGTCGATCAGGTAGTCTGTCATGCCGCTTGACTCCTGTGCCCGCCGGGCTTCCAGTCGGGCACGCTCCCTGTCCACCTGCTCCAGGCGATTGTTGATGACGGCGATCCGGCGTTCAGCGTCCATGCTGATCCTCCTCCCGTGCGCGGAGCAGGTCGGACGTGCTGCATTTCAGATGAACCGCCAGCACGTCCAGCGTTCCCAGGGACGGATTTCTCCGATCGTTCTCAAACAGGCTGACGCTCATCTGCGACAGCCCGGAACGGTCTGCCAGCTCTGTCTGCGTCAGATCCAGTGCCTTTCGCCGGGCACGGATGATTTCTCCTAACGTCATATGATTCTTCCTTTCTATTCTAATAGTAGTTACGCCACCAGCCAGTACAGCAGGTCGGCCAGACACTTGCCCATGCAAAAAAGCACCAGAAACGACATGAGCGGCAGATAGATCTGATGTAGTCTGGGGCAGTGGATGGCAGCCGTTCTTACAGAACCAATTGCCATCCACGTTACTACCACGCCGATCAGTAAAAATACGATGTACATATTCCTCTCCTTTCATTGCTTTTTTATGTAAATTGTGCTATACTTTCCATAGGGAAAGGGGGTGAACAAAATGTATTGGACTCCAGTGTTTAAGCAGATACCACCAGATTTGCCAAACGATCTCTACGAGGTTTACGCAGATCTTGAAGATGTACTTGATGCGGACACAGTGTGCCCAGGCGTTCTTTTTTGGGTCGCCAAGCAAATGCAGGGATTAAAGCCTACTGTTGCCGGGAAAGCCAAGAACAGAATCTATGTAGTGTCACACTATCGGAATCTTGCTCTTGCTGCTGTGGGGATCAAGGACAGCTCTTTTGAAAACCTTGACCGTTTCTTTGGCAAGTCTTATGATCTGCAACAGGATACTCCAATCCGGAAGGAACATTTATGTTTTCTGTACACATTCAGCGGAAAGACAATGAAGCGCTATAATATAGCGCCATTTCACATGCTGGAGGTTGTAGAGGCTTTCAGCGCGGAAAACCAGGTATCCTTCCGGGGCATTCGGCATAAGTATCGGACCGCCCGTTAG